TAGTAGTAGACTCCGCACGAAGAAGCAAAACATTGACGAAGAGAATATACAGGCAAAATGTATACTCTTTATTTACTGTTATATTTTTATCAGGTGATTATCATAAGCTCTAGGAATTTAATAGAGTTAAAATTACAGTGTCCTCATGCTTCTCATGCACAGCATAACTTTGTTGTAGGTTATACAGAACTAGTACCTGTGTCGATAACAAAGGTAACTTCGATGTCTGTTGATAGTTCGTGTAACTTTGATTTACAGCAAAATCCAAATGTCATTCAAAAAGTTACAAAATGGACTTGGGCAAAAAAATCATCAACTACTGGACAAACAAATGCTGATTCAACCACATATCAATCTGAGACAACTGAAGCTTCACTAAAGGGAATCTGTGCCAACCTAATACTAGATATACATAACCACATATCTAAGAAGACAATAGCATGTTATGACCTATCATGCAACCAAACACATTGCCAACCAACACTCTATGTTATATCACCAAATTCTGTTTGTATGGATGTAAGAAATTGTATTATAGGAGTAGGAGATCAGAAGATCATGGTGGTATTTGAAAAAACATACTGCATTACTGGTTTACTTATTGAAGGCATTTGTTTTAACCCACTGCAAACACTATTAACTGGTTATGCTTCACAAAGCTATAGTGTAATAACAGTTCCGGTCACATGTTTTTTACATCCCAAAAAAACAAACAGTAACCCAATGAAACTTGCTACAGAATTAGAAAAGTTAAGAGGCAAAACAGATTGTAGCACGAACAATTTTCAAGGATATTACATTTGTTTTCTAGGTGGTTATTCAGAACCTTTACTCTTACCTAAAAGTGAAGATCATAGATCGGCTGAGATTTTAAGTAAGATTGTGATTCATTATCATGGTGAAGATCATGACATTAAGAGTTATGAATTTAGCAGCTTTAGAATAATTGGAAGTTTGACTGGCAAAGTACCCCATACAGAATCATCGGATAATGTCCAAGGTATAAGTTATTCAGGACCACCATTATATACTTCATTAGGCGTTCTTGCAGCAAAAGATACACCAAATTATGTATGGACAAATGGTATTATCTTTAATTCAAATCATTCTACATGTGAGAAGAAAGTACTTCCTATAACATGGACGGGTTATGTGACTTTACCAGGAAAAATCGAGAAAACGTCTAGTTGTAACATTTTCTGCACATTAGCAGGACCAGGAGCTGATTGTGAAGCTTATTCTGAAATGGGCATATTCAACTTAAGCTCAACTACATGTTTAATTAATAGAATGCATAGATTTAGGGGGGCAGAGCAACAAATTAAATTCTTGTGTCAACGTATTGATTCAGATATTGTTGTGTATTGTAATGGTCAGCGGAAAATCATAACTACAAAGACTTTGGTAATAGGTCAGTGTATATATACATTTACAAGTATTTTTTCAATTATCCCATCAGTTGCACACTCGCTGGCTGTAGAGTTATGTGTGCCAGGTCTTCATGGTTGGGCAACCGTCATGCTTGTTATGACATTTTGTTTTGGATGGCTCTTAATACCAACATTTACATTTATCATATTACGGTTTTTATATATTTTAACATATGGCTGTTCAAGATACAACTCTGAAGCGAAATTTAAAGCTGTGTTAGAAAAAGTCAAAGTTGAATATCAAAAAACAATGGGTTCAATGGTATGTGATATATGTCATTATGAGTGTGAAATTGCAAAAGAACTAGACTCCCATAAAAAGAGCTGTGTGAATGGTCATTGCCCTTACTGTATGAATGCTACTGAAGCAACTGAAACAGCACTTCAAAGTCATTTCAAAGTTTGCAAACTAACATCTAGGTTCCAGGAAAATTTAAAAAAATCACTTGTTCCATCAGAACAGAGAAAAGGATGTTATAGAACATTGGTAGTTTTTCGATATAAGAGCCGATGTTATGTAGGTCTAACCTGGTGTTTATTGTTACTCATAGAATTAATCATTTGGGCTGCAAGTGCTGAACCAGTATTGAAAGAAAGGGGCTGGACTGATACTGCACATGGAGTGGGCATTATACCGTTGAAGTCTGATTTAGAACTTGACTTCTCATTATACTCATCTGCTACTTTTACTTATAAAAGGCAACTTCAAAATCCAGCCAATACAGAAGAAATTGTACCCTTCCAGTTTGATGTTGATTCCCAAGTAATTCACGCTGAAATTCAACCATTGGGTCACTGGATGGATGGAAAATTAAATTTAAAAACTGCATTCCATTGTTATGGAGCTTGCGCAAAGTACACATATCCATGGCAGACTAGTCATTGTTTCTTTGAAAAAGATTATCAATATGAAACTGGATGGGGATGTAACCCAAGTGATTGCCCAGGAGTTGGTACAGGTTGTACAGCATGTGGCATTTATATTGATAAATTAAAGCCTGTGGCAAGGGCATATAGAATTATTTCTTTGTCTTACAGCAGAAAGATTTGTGTGCAATTAGGGACAGAAACAACATGTAAAGTTATAAGTGCTAATGACTGTTTGGTGAGTAATAATATCAAGGTTTGCATAATAGGAACTGTAACTAAGTTTTCTGCAGGGGATACTATTGTATTTTTAGGCCCATTTGAAAGTGGAGGAATTATATTTAAACAATGGTGCACTACTACATGCAATTTTGGAGACCCTGGAGACATCATGTCAAATGCAGATGGTATAAAATGTCCAGAGCATAATGGTTCATTCAGAAAGAAATGTGCATTTGCAACGACCCCACTGTGTGAGTATACAGGAAACACTATCTCTGGGTATAAAAGAATGCTGGCAACAAAAGATTCCTTTCAATCATTCAACTTAACTTCAGTACATGATACAGTTAATAGTCTAGAATGGATAGACCCAGACAGTTCATTAAAAGACCATTTAAATCTAATTTTAAATCGGGATTTATCATTCCAAGACTTAACAGACAATCCATGCAAGGTTGATATTGTTACTTTATCAGTAGATGGTGCATGGGGTTCAGGAATTGGTTTCACACTACAATGTGCTGTAAGTTTGACTGAATGTAGCACATTTATGACATCTATTAAAGCATGTGATATGGCGATGTGTTATGGGTCAAGTTCAGTTACGTTATCTCGTGGCCAGAACACTGTAAAAGTTACAGGAAAAGGTGGTCATTCTGGATCGTCATTTAAATGCTGTCATAATGAAAAATGTTCTGAAAAAGGCCTAATTGCGGCTGCACCTCATTTAGATCGAGTCTCCGGTGTAGGTGAATTGAGTTCTAATAAGGTTTTTGACGATGGTGCACCACAATGTGGAATAAAGTGTTGGTTTGTTAAATCTGGAGAATGGTTGTATGGTATCCTAAATGGAAATTGGATAGTTTTCCTAGTCTTGTTTGTGATTTTGTTATTGTCATTATTTCTCTTTAGTGTGTTTTGCCCGGTAAGAAAGCATAAATCAAATTGAATTATAAACTAATGCTTTAATATTTGCTTTACATAAATCTAACCCATGATCATTACTAATTCTCATACTATATTAAGTACTGACACTAATCCTTATTAACAAAAAAAACTAACACTTTATGACATCTTTACTTAACACCAGCTTTATCTGGGCTTTTGTTCCTGCGGAGCCTACTACTA